CGACTAATGTTTGGTATGATCTCTAAAAATTAGAGATGTTGTGATCACTCACAACATCTCTTGAAAAACAAGATCCACTAGTTATATAAATAAATTATATATATCTTAGCAGTTGTGAGGATAAAATCCACGAAACTTTAAACCCTCAAAAGAGGGATAAGACTGACCGTACCAGTCTTAATTGCAATTATACAGTAAAAAAGAAAAACATGTGTGAATTAAAAATAAACATGTAAATATATAAGTACTATATAAAATTTTACGGTGGAATCACCGCAAGGGGGGTTGTTGTATAATTATACATTGTTGGAACATTCAAGAAAAAGAAGAAATTAAAATCAGTTCCAATACTACTATACTTTTCAGCAACCGTAGCATAAGGATACCCACCAGAAACACGAGCATCATACATTATCTCAAGTGAAAGATTCTCAGTATCTGAATGATCAGAGGCAACTCCATAATTAGCATTTGTTGGATAAGAAAAATTAAATCGAAATGGAGAATACATAGGGGCGAGTATAGACAAACCTGCTTGTGTTAATTGATTTGTTTGAGAGACACCTCCTGATGATGCTGTAATAATATTATTATCTTCATAAACATTATTACCAGCTACACATAAACGCATAAGATCATCATAGGTACCTCCAGCTCTAGGAAGAATAGAAATTGTATTACGCTGTTGAGCAACAAAAGTGCCATAGCGACGTCGAACTCGAGCTGTACAGATAGAATTTGTATTTCCTCCCTGATCAATATTATAATGCCAAATCATAGAGCCTCGATAACCAATGAATAAAGGTGCAATCCATGAATATGGAGTTACAGGAACAAAATTAAACGGATGCGAGGGTCCAGCTACTAAACCAACAGCATTGTTGAAACCATTTGGATCATAACCATAAGTTAGAGGAACTCGCGTTTGAACTTGTGAACAAGCTACAGTGTTATCTATATTCCCATTATCAAAAGGAAATCTACCAGCTAAAGTTGAACGCCTCAGAAGAGTACGAAGAGATACTATATTTTCACCCATATTAATTTTATATCTATTAGGATCAGGAGGTGGATCAATACGTGAAGCAGTAACCGACATTTTGGGTTTAGCATTATATTCATCGGCTGACTGAACAGCGAAAGGTGAAAATTGTGGTGGATTTTTAGGATTAGCAAATTCTAAATTATCACCACCACGAACAGAAACAATAATTGATACATCACCAGTAGCAACTGGTGCTGTCAATGCATTAAGAACCCTCAATGTAAGTGTTCCATTTGATCTAGCATTATATTGGTTGCTAAAACCTGATGTTTGCCAGCGAGCAGTTTGTGAATCTGGCCAGGTCTCCAACCAAGATGCTGCTTGAAGATATGGAATTTTAATATCTATTTCATCTGTCTCACCAATATCAACAATTTGAGTAAAAGCGACAGATGTGGAAACGGAATTAGTAAAAAGATCTCCTAAAGGATCCCAAGTAATTCGAACACGTCCTTTATGAAATTTTGTTTTAATAAATTTAAATGTAAATATAATGTCACCACGCCAGTGACGAAATAAATATTGAAGATAACCCATAGGTGTATAATTTGACAATGTTCCATAAGGGGCACTATCACGCTTATGCATTAAAGGACAAACCTGAGAATTAAACATCAATGTTCCACCCGCTTGTGTGGTGAGCCAATCAAATGATGTCAAAAAAGAAGGTTTAGTCACTAAATAAGAAATAGATAATTCATCAATTGGACCTAAACCAACTGTACGAGGATCAATGCACAACTCATTCTTTGGATCTAATGTTAATTTTTCAACTGGAGAACTAATTTCTGCAGATGCTAATCCTTGAAAAACTAAACTTTTGAAAGGTTTAGCATCATCAATAACAGGAACATTAGTATATCCAAAAAGCTTAGCAATAGAAGACACGGCACCTGCTCCAATCTGTGTAGCCATTGCAAAAGGTCCTATAAAAGGAACATCTGTTAACTTACCGGCAACAGTTGCGATTGCAGATGCAGGAGTTGATATAATACCATCAGTACTATATTCATCTTGAGTTTGCACAGCTAACTTAACAGTAGGACCAGTGACACAAACATCAGTGGCCCATGCATAAACTGTAACATCAACACCAGTACCGACAATTCCATTAGCACTACGTAAAGGTGAATAACTAGTAAAATACAAAGTTCCCATATCTTGTAAATCTTGAGAAGAAGTTGCATCTAAAAAATTCTTAAAATAGAAAAAAGGTAAAGTCATCTCTGCCCCAGCATTATCCTGAGGTAAAATCCAAGCTGAAGGACGTTGAGATATAGGAATTTTTGTAGCTCCAGCTAAAGCTGTAGATGGCCTCAAACCTTCGAGTGGTACATAGTTCATAAGATGAGCACCATAATAGAAAGGAGACGCATTTACAATAACTTTAATATGAAGATTACAACTTATGAAAGCAAAATTATCTAATTTCCGTTTAATACGTGCATCATTAAAATATGCATGCCAAGGTTTAAACGTATATTGAGTACCATCATTCTCTAACCAATCATAAGCAAAAACTTCAACAGGTCGAGATAAAAAATCTTTAAGTGAAGCTTCATCATTATAATCAGAATAAAAAGAATTATCACTAATGGAATTATATTTAAGTGCATCACCAGATGCACTATGATAAAATTAACAGTCTCTTGGATGGGATTAACTTCAGCATTATCTGAAACTTCATCACTAGATTGAATATGCATTTTAGAATATATAGATTCAAAAGAATCATATTCTATTTTTTCACAGCTACTACTAATACTATTAGACCTGTTTAAAACAGGAGTAGATCTAACAGTATCCGAATAATCTTGTTTATTCGAGCGACATTTGTTACATACACGGGTAACAACCTTTGTTAAAAAAATACCAATCAGTTATAGACATAATAGGAGATTAACCTATTATGTATACGTATAAAATTTGATAAGATTAGCAAAACGATTTCATTGCCAAAATGTAGATAGTTTATTCTCCTTCTACAAAGAGATGACAAAATTAGTAGCGTGAGTACATTTTGAATTCATCAATTAAACCGCCCCACGTTGGGAACGTAGAAACTTCAACATAATTGTGCAAATTACATGCCTCAACTACTTCTTTCAATAACTTAGTTTTCTCTTCGAAAACTTCTTTACCATACCAAAAATACTCTCGTATTGCTGTTGAAATAATAGCAATACTTTGATGTTCTGCAGATATGGTTTTAGATGCGACACATACAGTTAACATTTTGTTGATAGAATCATGATCAAGCGGACATACATAAACATCTAATTCTTTTTCATAACGACAACAACGTTTCAAAAAAGTCACAGAATCTATATGTATGTATGGTATACTAATAGCTTCTTTATCAGCCATAGTATATTCAATATCTATCTTATGTAGTACATGCTTAATAGCAGTATGAAAGAACCAAGGACAAGCCTTGGATACTCCCATACTGTTATCATCACCATATGTCAATAGGTGCACATTCTTTTGGAAATCTCGGCAACTTTTGTTGGGGTTTAATTGAGTATAACAATATCGCATATACAATGAATTTGCCAATCCATTGATTATAACAGTGAGTGGATGACCCGATGGATTAGAACCAAAAAATTCTATAAGATCACCATTCATATCTACTAATGGAAAAGCAGTATCTTCTGCAATACCACTAATAACTAATAAATCTTCATCAGTGTAACCTGCTTTCGAACAAATAGCCTTAATTATATCAAATGCAGCTAATATCATAACGGAAGGCATACGTTTATCAAATTTACCATAATCACCAGCTATCAGTGTATCCTCACCAAAAGTAGTTAAATAATTACGTATATCATCCCACTCTTTGGATTGGGCGATTGTACCAGGAGCTGATTCGAATATAACTCTATTACTCTGAATCAATTTAACAATAGATAAAAGATATCTCCGAACAACAATACTCCAATCAAACGGAGCACCTGTAAAAACTCGGGTTTTACTCTCATGAATCTTTTTAAAAGTAACAGCTTCATCTTTTAGATGTGCACAAAAATTAGGCATACATCTATAACCCTTTTTGTAATTATCTTCCATATTTCTAGATCTAGATAAAATTACATCGGAAACCTCAATAGGATCTTCACATGTTGATGTACTAGGAATTTTCTCATAAAAATATTTTTTACTACATTTAAATGGATTTCCTGCACTCGTATTTCTATTCATCTTATCAACATAGAGCACACCATTCGCTCCATTAATTGCTGTAAAGGTATCGTAAACATGAACTTTTTTAAGATCATCATCGGTAAGTTTAGTGAGAATATCATTAGTGAATGACTCAACACAATGATTCAAAACATTCACATTTATATCTGTAACAGGTCTCACCATATCTAAAAGTGCTTTACGCCAGGGTTCCCAACCACTCATGACTGGTTTTCCATGTAATACTTCATACCCTCTTTTGAGGACTTCAGATTGAATATACGTAGGACCCACAGATGATTTATGTTTTGGTCTAAATCCTAAAAAAGAACCATACACATTAGCTGTACCAGTTTGTATATACCTTATAGGACTCTTCTTGTGCAAATCAGAAAGTTGTCTATCATAGCCAGGAGCACTAAGCATGGGTTCACCACACTGCACAGGAAGTTTATGATTATGATCCAAATAAGATTCAATAAAATCACAAGAGATATTAACAGATGCTATTGAAGTATTAACACCTAAAGCATGAATACCAAGAATAATAGGACCAACAGGAGAATCTGCGATCATTAATGATCCACAATCTCCCATATCAGTTGGTGTATCAACGCGACCAAACCAACATTCACTAATTTTAAGTACATCATGTACCATATGAGGCCTAAAACTAATATTTGATATATTTTTCTGGAAAATTGATCCATCTTCATTACGTGACAAGTAATAACCCTTACTCTTACCTCGGAAAGAATCTTTGGCAAAAAAATTAACAATATTCTTTTTTGGAGGTAAACACTTTAATTCAATGAAAGCAACATCCTTCTCAGGATATCTAACTATCATATCTGAAGTAACTAAAATTTTAATATTACTATTAACACCATTACTTTGATTTTGTTGAGTTATTTTCAAATAAAACTCATCAAGATTAGGAAGACCATGTTCATTACACAAATAAATATGTCCGGTGACACATATTGCGTGAACTGGTCTAGACACTTCTTCAGATTTATAAGATCGGAAATGTACACAATTTCGTAACACTATATCACGATATTGTGATGATGGTAAACCTTTTAAAGATGATATTACAGGAGTAATATCAAAACTAGTAGTTTCATAATCATCTTTATACCAAACATCAACTTTTGTCGAATCATCATCAATAATGGGAGCATGCCCATTTTCATCAGTATTTTCAACATCTTCTTCTTTCTTTTTGGTAGCATGAGTTTGGGGCGCCATAACCTCTTTATCCCAGTAATCTGACAATCGAGCATAAGTTTTATACATAATGAGAGCCGAAGTTAAACCAGTTAAAATACTCAAAACTTGTTTGTGATGTCCTAATTTCTTATTAATTCTAGCGCCTATTAGAGAAAAATATTCCCTACATCTTCTGGGATCTAAAAAATTGAAAATAGCTTCTCGAAAAAGAAAGGATGAACCAATTGTCTTATCTATAATAAAACGAAATATAAAAAATCTAAAATATAAATCAATACATAATAATAAAATCATATCAACAAACTGTTGAAAACATTTCTTTTTACTTAGATTATCAATCGTATCATCACCCTGATAATTGTTCATACATAGGTGCAATTGATGCTGATAAACATTATCACGAAAGAAAAATGATAAATCATCATTTGTCTGAATATCAAAAGATGTCGATGGATTTTCATCTTCACTTGAAAGATCATCACAAGTACAATGTTTATCTGGCATATGACAGTCGCTACACAAAGTAACTTCAGACATAGTCTTATCGCAAAACATAGCTTTGTCTTGTAAATTTTCGAAATCTAAAGCTTCGGATGAAAACCAAGATAAAAATTCATATATATCGGAGAAGTCGTGAATAACACGCAACATTCCCCCATATTTACCCTCGTTTTCAATATCGGGAACAACCTTACACACTTGGATATCCCAAAAATCAGGATAAGATCCAGGTTCTAGTTCGGGTAGACTTGAACCATCTAGCATAATAAGTTCCTTAGAATACTCTACTTTAGGTTCTATAGTCACAACAAAAGGCAATCTTCTTTGAACAGCAAATGGACACGAAAAATATGCATAAGCATTCAAATTAATAGTGTTTGTCGTAGCAACAACAAAACGACTAATCAATGGGGTTTTACCCTTATCAGCCAAATCAGCTTGAATAGGTACAAATGGTACATTATTAACCACTTGCAACATTTCCATAAGTGTAGGATCACCATTAGTAGCTTTATTAGGGTGCATAAAAGCTATATCATCTAATTGAACACACCATTGTGATGTATTGAAATTAACCCAGTAATCATCAATTGCATTACGAGTATATTTAAATTCATCTGCTGTAGGCAAATTAAATAATTTACCATAATGGTAAAAAAAGCAATTTGGTGAATGTACTTTTGCCAACACTTGATCCTCCGTGTACTAAAACAGAAAAAGGAGCCTTGCGCTCTTGTTGAGCTGCCCTTTTAGAACAATCATTAGCTTTGAGAAGTTCAAGATCATTCAATACAGATCCTACCAATTTCTTTTCTGCTAAACCTAGGGCGCTAGCATGTTTATATATTGCTTTCCCTTTATCTATATGATCATTGAGATCTGCTAAATACGAGAAGCGGTCAAATCCATGGGGTTCAGGATTAGATAAAAAACTACTTTTATTTTTAATAATCATAGCTTGTTCAAACCATTCATCATATTTATTACCTGAATGATATAAAGGATCCAAAGTTCCAGTTACCATACATTGATAACCTCGTTCACAAATAAAAACAACAGTATCTAATAAGGAATGAACAAAATCAATACCCATGTAATACTTCTTTTTAATTGCTTCTGCTTCTATTTTTGTGTATCTGAGAGAGTCAAAACTAACACCAATTTTCTCAAAAACTGATAAACTCAATAGATACATTATTAATCTATATAATTTTTCATACAATTTAGATTTTTTAAAAGATGAATAATTTTCCAAAACTTTTTTAAAATCATGGAAAAAACCATCTCCAGATTGCAATTCTGGATGAAAAAGCTTTTTAAAAAAAGTTGAAATTCCATCAACTGCGAATGCTTTGGAAATAGTAACTCCTGTGCGGTGTTTAACAAAATGTGCCAATGAAGAATAACAAGCCCAAGATGAAGCAGCTGTCGCTAAATCACCAATGAGAAAAATACAATCTTCAAATAACTTGGCTAAAAAATCTTGATCAATAGATATTTTCTTACTAGAAAAATATTTATTAATATAAAATAACATAGAATCAAAAGCATGATATGTATTATGATCACACGTCTGAATTTCAGCTTGTGATAAATCATAATCAGATAATGAACTATCACTTAACGATGATTCACTATAATCACTTGATACATCACTTGATTCACCTTCATAACCTGTAGATTCTGTATCACCAGCTGATGAAATATCAGAAACATATATATGGTCAGAATCATCTGACTCATAATACCATGTTTCTTGTTTATCACCAGGAGGTAGATACCAAGAATCATCACAAATATGCGGCGATATATATAAATCTGCTGTGTGCGGTGTATCAAAATCAATTTGAGGGTAATGAAATATATCATTACAAGATTCGGTATCACTACTACTAGACAATTCCGAATTATACAATCTAGAAACTGCTCGATATACATCAGAAAGATGATTAATACTATTTAATGTATTCTTATATAATCGAACATGATCCTTGATCATGATTTGGAGACCACCTAGGGTCTCATCTAAACTAAAATCTAAACATGCATATATATTATGATTCTCAAAATACAATTTATTTCTGACATTTGGCCAAAAACAATGAGAAATCAATCTATAACTATCTAAAACTAAATCTTCCTTAAAGGTGGAAGTTCCTTGTGTTTTATTTTCAGCAACTTATAGTTACGATTACCAGAAAAGTCAGTCTGATAAAAGTTATTTTTTAGAGTGTCGTCCTCTTTTGTTTTTAGGCGGGACTTCTTTGTTTTATATCCTATGGTTGTTCTGCCTCCATCCTACTACATATCTGTTCATATACGAATTCACTAAGTTCTTATAATCACATCGGGCAAAATAAATGGTAACAACCAATTATAATAAATATTATTATTTATTAAAAACTACAATATGAGAAACTCGTACGTTCCTTGGCGTTTCAGAGTTTATATTATGTAATAAATGTTCAAGTATATCCAAAG